GGAAAAGGTGATTATTATGACGATGTTTACTAAAGATCAATTCGAGTTCGATGGTTCGTATCTGATGTACAATGGTCCTTACGATGGTTCTAAGACAATGGATGAGGTTCATCCTAACTGTCATCCTTCATGGGTAGGTAAGCAGAAGCCTGCATTCGTTGCTCGATTTAAATATGGGTCTTACAAGCCTTGGAAGGCCTGGGTCAATTTCTTGACAAAGAATGTTAGCGTTGAAACGTATTTGAAATTAGCAGGGGATACTTCTCCTGTCAGTGCAATGAGAGAACTTGGATACAAGGGGAGAGTATAATGGGAAGCATGAGTGATTTGCATATTGAAATGACTGAAGACGCTCTTCATAGATTGACCTATAGAGAGTTCGCCGATAAGTGGGGCGAGTATTACGAGTATATGTTTGATGAGATTAATGAAGAGGAGCTCCATTTACATGATTAAAGTAGTAGTAGCGAAAGGTAATATACCAGTAAAGCGCTTTGTGTTTAACGAGCGAAAAGATGATCGTGCGTTTGAAAAAGCGTTCGTTGAACTTGATCGAGCTACGTGGTCATTTGAGCCTGGTCAAGTGATTGGTCTGTTTCAAAATGATAAACTGCTCCGTCATTATTCTGATCCTGATACAGGATGGATTCATAAAAATAATAATGGCATCTATGATGGTTTAGTAGGTGTAAAATAATGAGAGCGATTAAGGAGATTACGGAGTGGGATATAGCTTACCGTATGCCTAATCATACCTATCTTGTAGATGGTGATAAGGCAATAGCTTATAAACCATGGCACGATGGCGAAGCAGTATACTTCGATCACCCGCTTACACTTGTTAAAAGCTATCGTAAGTTTATTGAGCTCAAAGATAATCCGTTCGATGTTAAAATTAAATCAAACTTAATCGAAGTCCAAGGATCCAAAGGAGATGTCTATCACGTAGATCCTGATAAGCGCTCATGTACGTGTACAGGATACTCATTCCGAGGCAAGTGCAAACATATTATTGAAGCGTTGGGCGAATAAATGTATCTGTGTATATGTAATGCTGTGAAACAAGGGGATACCGATCGTTATCATTTGATTGGTACTATTTGTGGTAAATGCAAGAATGCAGCAGAGATATTAAAAAGCTGATAGCATACGAAGGAAGGATAAATAAAGCTATGGCCTACGACTTCTTTCCAAAATCAGATGTAGAAATATCGCAGCACTTGCAGACAGCGGATGCAAGAAAGACTGGCGATATAATTACCCTGTTTAAATACTTGAAGCAAACTACCAAACTTGAAACACCTATCAATATCGACAAAGGATCTCTCAGCTTAATCAATGTATCGAGAGCGATAGATGGAACATTAACCTTAGATCAAATAAAAAGAAACACTGGTATAAGTTCAATTAAAATAAAGTTTGGTAACGGTTCATCAGGTAACCGAGGCGTTAATAATAGAGGTAACCTCTTCGAACCACAATACGCTGATGCTCTTCTGCAGTGGTGGGAAGGTAAACCAGTTCAAGATAGAGCAATGTTAGAGTCTATTGAGCATTTAGACAAAACATATAATCTACGTAAGGATAGTAAGCTAAAAGTAGATGTAGTTGGTGGAGAGAATACAAGAAGACCTCTAGTCTTTGCACCAGACATTATGCTTACTAACCCTAAGGGTACAGGTAATAATGTCGGTCCTTCAGTTACTGATATAACTCTTACAACAGATAAACAAAAAATCTATTTGAGTTTGAAGCTTGGTACCACAGTAACATTCTTTAACGTTGGTATACGCACCGTACTTACACCAGAAGAAATTAAAAACTATAATATTAAAAACGCTAATGGTAAGAAGTTACTTAAGCTTTTTGGTATTGACGAGACGCTTTTCTGCGATGTATTTAACGGTAGACTTGAAAAAGGTCAAGCTGTTAAAACTAAAGTAGATCAACCTAAGATGCAGAAGCTTCTTAAGTCAGGCATTGGTGAAGGCTATCATATTATTCATAAGCTGTCAGGTAAGATTCTCTCAAAGAAGATGGATCTTGCAGCACTAGAGAAAGCTGCTCGAGTGACTGACGCAACTGTATATTATGGCGGTAAGACAGGTACAGGTAAGCGTGTTGATATCGAGATGGAATCTGATACGTATCGCTTTAAACTAAATATGAGAGATACCCAAGGTAGAGACGGGTACCCTACTCGACTAATGTGTGACTTTTCCTACAAATGAAATTCTCAACCTTCTTAACAGAACAAAAAAATACTCATATGGAACATCTTGAGGACATGATCTTCAATGATGGAGTTGATGGTGCACGACTGGCTATTAACTCTCTTCAATCTCTAAGAGATATGCTTGCCGGTCGAAGTAAAAAAGCAGTAAATGTAACAGTAAAATGGGATGGTGCCCCTGCCATCTTTGCAGGTATTGATCCTTCTGATGGTAAATTCTTCGTAGCTAAGAAAGGTATATTCAATGTCAATCCGCAACTATTTAAAAGTGAAGCTGATATTGCTAAAGGTCTCACTGGTGATCTTCAAACTAAATTTACAATTGCTCTTCGCGAATTCTCTAAACTGGGAATCAGGAAAGGAGTGTATCAGGGCGATCTCATGTTCACTAAAGGAGATGTTAAGATCGCTACTGTCGGTGGTGAAAAATACTATACATTTCAGCCTAATACTATTATGTATGCCGTTCCTGTTAATAGCGAGCTCGGTAGACGTATTGCTAGATCAGCTATCGGGGTTGTATGGCACACCACCTACACAGGAAACAGAATTCAAAATATGAAAGCATCTTTTGGCAAGGGTATTGTTGAGAAGATGAAGAATGTTAACACTGTGTGGATGGATGATGCAACATATAAAGATGTGTCTGGTAATGCAACATTTACAAGTGAAGAGACTGCTGAAGTAACAGCGTTGCTTTCTAAAGCTGGAAGTTTATTTAAAAATATATCAAGCTCAATACTCAGTGAGATTCGCGATGATGAAGAGCTTAAACAGAAGATAAAGACATATAACAATACGTTTGTACGAGCGGGCGAACCGTTTCCTGAACCAGTCAATCATGTTAAAGGTCTATACGCTTATATTTCTGATTGGTACCAGAAAGAGATTGATAAGAAGAAGCAGGAAAAAACAAAGCAAGAGTGGACGCAGAGACGAGACGTCGTACTTAAAAAAGTATTTCAGAATACAGAAGAGCTTGTTAATATATTCCGTCTAATGAACCTTCTTGTACAAGCTAAGCAGATGGTGATAAATAAGATGAACCATGCAGGAAGCATCGGTACATTCTTACGAACAAATAAAGGTTTAGAAGTAACTAGTCAAGAAGGCTTTGTTGCCATCGATCATATAGGTCGCGCTGTTAAGATAGTTGATCGTCTAGAGTTTTCTAGAGCTAACTTCTCACCAGAGGTACTAAAAGGCTGGCAAAAATAGTTATTATAAATAATACTTGAAGTAAGACTTAGGTAAACCTTCGAGGTAGATAATGAAAAAGGCCATCATAGCATGGGGGCGGATGAATCCCCCGACAATAGGACATCAGAAACTCGTAGACCGTGTTATTGCGGTTGCAAAGCGCGAGCGTGGTGAGCCTAGAATATACCTCAGTCATACACAAAATCCTAAAAAAGATCCCCTCCAGTATCGTGATAAGATCCGAATGGCTGCCAACGCGTTTGGTAGAGTGATAAAGCCGTCAACATCACGTACAATTATCGAACTAATGAAAGAGCTACAGAGAGATGGTTACAAAGAAGTAACTATTGTAGCGGGTTCTGATCGTGTTGCTGAATATAAGACTCTTCTCAACAAATATAACGGCAAAGACTATTCTTTCGATGTAATAAAAGTAGTAAGTGCTGGGGAGAGAGATCCTGACGCTGAAGGCGCAGAGGGAATGTCAGCAACAAAGCTGAGACAAGCAGCAATGGATGGCAATGAAAAGCTTTTTCATAGCGGAACTCCCACAACACTTTCGAAAGCTGAAAAAACAAAACTTTACAATTTAGTAAGGAAAGGTATGCTCGTGGAAGAAATAAATCTATTTTTCGAAAAAGTAAAAAAGAAAGGTGATGTCTCGCATACCGAATTCTCTGATAAAGAGCTTGAGAAAGCTGTTGATACTATGAAGGAAGAGGATTATGAGGATTATGAAGAGGATGATGCAGAGCAGCTTGATGAGAGAGCTCCGCTAACTATTCAGCAAAGAATGAAGCGTTCAAGGCAAATGAAACGTCTTGCTCCGAAGATGAAGCGTCTTCGTCAAATCAGAAAATTTAGACTTGCACCTACCGAACGACTACAAGCTAGAGCTCGTAAAGTAGCAAAGAATATGTTGCGTAAGAAGTTCGCCGGTGAAAAAGGTGGACGATATGCATCTTTATCTCCTTCTGAGAAGATTACAGTCGACAGACTAGTAGCTAATAAAAGCGCAGTAATCGATAAGCTTGCTAAAAGACTGCTTCCTATTGTACGTAAAAAAGAAATTGAAAGAATTAGACAAGCAAGAAAGCCGAAGACTGAGTCTGTAGAGCAGTTTGTTGAAAAGACTGATATTCTTTTTAAAAATCTCTTCGAAGGTGAAGCTGTAAGTGCTGCGAGAGAAAGAATCAAGAGAGAAAAAGAGCAAGATAAAGTTAAGCACGATAGAATGCTCGACCGAGCTCGCTCTACCGATACTAGAGCAGTAAATAGAAAAGAAGAAATATCGCATAAGTCTAAAATGGCTCTTGAGGCAAAAGCAAGAAGATCAGGATTTGATTACGACGTAATAGAAGAGATTTATTTCGAAGGACTGCATGATTGGAAAAATAAACCTCGTTCAAATACTACAGCAGAACAATGGGGATACGCAAAAGTTAATTCCTTTATTGCTAATGAGGGTCTAAAAGATCCAGAGGACAATCCTTGCTGGGATGGTTATAAACCTGTAGGTACAAAAAAGAAGAATGGTAAGGTGGTTCCAAACTGCGTACCTGAGGGTAAAGCACATTCAAGAGCTCAACAAGCAGCCATCGCTATTGCCAAAAAAGAGAGTGGCGAATATAAAGAAAATTTTATGGATGGAAAAGGTCCAGGTAAACCTGGTGATGCAGCACGTCATGGATTAAAAGGTAAATCCCCATCTGAATTACGTAAAATACGCTCTTCTGACTCAGCTTCACCTCGAAAGAAACAACTCGCTCACTGGCTACTTAACATGGTACATAAGGAGCAAGTGCAAGAGGATGATGGCAGCTTTAAACATCATGTATTTCAACCAACATTGAAGCACGGTATTAAGCACGCTCAGATTCATAAAGACATTGACGCTGATGGAGACGTTGATGCATTAGATAAACTACTGCCAGATGAAGTAACAGCTGCAGAAACAAACAGAAAAAGAATACAAGATCTCATGAAGCGCAGAGGTGAGATGGAAAGGAAGCATACCAAGAAGGGACACGCTTTCGAGAGCAATGATCTATCCGAATCTCTGCAAATAGAAAAGGGCGCAGGATACGGTACATTCTTAACTGCTGCAGATTATGGTATGAAACTTCAAGGAGCCTTTCAATATCATCCGTCATTAGTAGATGAAGAGGGCGGTGCAGGTGAAGAAGGTACGGATAAGCTAAAAGATAAATATAAAAAAGAGACGCCCGAACAATGAAATATAAAGAGCTCAAAGAAGAATTAATCGATCAATACTGTGAATGTAATGATCTTTATGAGTCATTAGAGATTACAGAAGCTGAGTATCAAGGCAAAACAGTAAAACTAAATGACCCTATCCGTACCAGCGAGGTTCCTTCTAAAAAGTTTAAGGTTTATGTAAAGGATCCAAGCACGGGTAACATCAAGGTTGTACGGTTCGGAGATCCAAATCTCTCTATTAAAAGGGATGATCCTGCTAGACGCAGAAGCTTCAGAGCAAGACATAAATGTGATAACCCAGGTCCAAAAACAAGCGCGAGATATTGGTCGTGCTATCAATGGCGTGCGGGCGCTAAAGTAGATAACTAAAATGAGGTGGTGTATGTTCGGTTTTATAAAAAAAATGTTTAATGTAGCAGAAGAAGAAAAAGATCCGACCGTAGAAATTATAGAGGTATTAAAAGATGTAGCAGGGCCTCCTAAAATGACTACCAAGCAGCTACAATCTATGACAAAAAAACAAATCGAAGAATATGGTCGCGAGCTCGGTATTGAGCTTGATCGCAGATTAACTAAAGCAAAACTTGTCGCTCAAGTAGAAAAAGAGCAAGGTAAAGGGGAATAGAGATGGTTTATCGTTCACTCGAAAGCATGATCCGCAACGTGGTCTCTGAGCAGGTAATAAAAGAGGCTGCGTTAGGTGACTACAACGGGCTAATGGCTCTAGCTCGTCGTAGTACGGGTGACGAGAAAGATGTAATGATGCGCGCAGCTGACATGATGAAAAAAGGTCAAATTAAAGATCTTAATATGTTCATGAAAGCTATGGATCAATCTACTCATAAAGCTATGATGCCTTATGTAGATAAGAAGCATTATAAAGCTTTACATGAAGATCTTGATGAGGCAGCTATGAACTGTGGTTGCGGACAATCCCCGTGCAGAACATATGGTATACAGGAAAAGAAGCTTACTCCTGCTGAACTAAAGAAGCGTGAAGAGGTTGCTAAAGCTATTGAGCGTGAAAATCCCGATATGCCAATGCCTCAAAAGATGGCTATTGCCACTGCTACAGCTAAAAAAGTAGCAGAATCAGATCAATCAGATCGTATGTCATCACCTCTTAAAAAAGCTCGACTAGATAAAGAAAGACAAGATCGAGATAAGGAGGGTAAACTTAAAGCTACCTCTCTACCTATAAAAAGATTTGCGGAACAAAAGGAGGATGATATGCCTGCTTCTCCAGATGAAAAGTCGATGGCTATGCAACAGCTTAAGTTCATCGAATACGCTGCAAAAGAAATTGCAGAGCACATTGATGGCGGTGGTCGTTATCCTGAGTGGATGCAAAACAAGCTGACAAAAGCAAATCAAATGATGCAAGGTCTACATGCTAACATTGACCATGATGAAGATATGGAAGATGACGATGACGATATGAACGAAGCTCGAGGATACGGTGAAGCTGATACTCATATCATTATGCAGCTTCGAAGTGCACAAGATCTTGATGGCAATAAAGACATTACATTCCGTGGTGGTAAGAAAGCCAAAGTAGCAAAGAAGCACATTGATAAGATTCTTAAGCTACATGATCACCCGGCTCTCAAGCCTGTACAAAAAAGGCAAATGAGAGTAGCTATCAGTAAGTCACCAGAGCATCTTGCTAACTTTGCTAATAAGTTAAAAGAAGATTACGATACAGACAACGTAGATAGTATCTTGAACGAAGCTGCTAACGCTACTGATGCGCAGATTCATAAAGTTCTTGGTCCAACAAAAAATATGAGTCAAGGTGTTGCAGCTCTTAAGAAAGCGTTTAAAGTCAGCGATGCAGAAGCCAAAAAAATGATAATGAGGCTGATGAGTGAGGATGTAGAGCTTGACGAGGCGCAGTACAAGGTGCCGAGTAACTATGCAGCTATGATGCAAAAGAAAAAACGAGATATTTCTCAGCAGATGGCCGATAAAGCAAAGAAAGATAATATTTCAACATCTGATAAAGACAAGCTAGGTAAACTACATGGCATGATGAAAAATGCTAATGAGGCTACAGACAAAGAAGTAAGAATGGCTAAAGGTGTAGCATTCGATAAGAGATATAAAGGCGGCAATTATACAGGTGCTGCTAAGACTATCGAGAAGATTAGAAAAGGTCTCTCAGATCACCCCTCAGTAAAAAAAGCTTTACAACGAGCCAACGAGGAAACAGTACAAGAGACGAAGGGAGCCCCTAAAGGTTATCACTTCACACGCTCTGGTCAACTGAAGAAAGGTGACGCTGGTCAAGATGGATCGGGTGGTGCAATGCTTAGATCTGATCCATTAGATAAGCAGCGTAAAAAGATTCCATCTCTGCCAGAGGCTATGGACGACGAAGGTAAGCCAGTTGTTCATACTACAAGAGCAGATTTTAAACTTACTAAAGTACGTAAGCCTGATGGTAGTATGGGATACAAAAAAATTAAAAGAGAAGTTGACGTAGAAAAGTAGGCTAACTGAAAAAAAAGATAAATAGAATATAAATCTTAAAGGAGAGATACAATGTTCGGTAAATTCGGAATCTCTGATAGCCTGCTTAACGCTGTCAAGAACGTAACAAAAGAAGGTAAAGAGGTGTCTCAGCATCGTGCCTTCGGATATACAACAGAAAAGAAGATGGATCCCGTCGGCAAGGCAGACGCAGACATTGATAACGATGGTGATGTCGATGATTCAGACAAGTATCTGAAGAATCGCCGCAAAGCTATTTCAAAGAACATGAAAAACAATGTCGAAATCAATCCTGAGATGAAAGATGAAGAAACGAAAGTTGACTCTGGTCTAGAGAATCCACATAACTGCGCTACACACGTTTATAGTGAGTCTTGGGGCGATGGTAGAACCGTAACAACTATGCATGCTGATCCTGATGAGTTTGGTAACATTGCATGGTACGATGTTATGTTCGAGCATGGTATCGAAAAAGGTGTACCTATCCAAGAATTGGCAGTAGTCAAATCAGAATCACATATGCACAGCAAAAGAGGAAAGAAATAATGTCTAGCTGGGGAAATAAAGACGATATCGCATCACCAGGTACAGTTGCCCTAAGCGGACTCACTGTAACTGGTACAGGAACATTCTTTGCTAATAACTACGCTTCAGGCGATGTAATTAGAATTACAGGTGCTGGTGGAGATGCCGTAATTGGAGCTATTGCAAACGCAACATCGTTGACGCTAGTATCCAATACTGAGCTTACTACCGCTACAATTGCAGCAAATACGCAATATGCTGTAAGCGAAAAGCCTGCTTATGTCATTGATACCGATACAAATATCGATGGCAGCGATGTTTATGGTGTATCAGTAGCTGAGCAAGTTGCTGATCAAGCTCTTGTTTACAATGATACAGTAAATAATCGTGGTATTGCAAATACAGCAGCTCACGCAGGATGGATTAAGCTAGGCGATATCTACACTGACGCTAATGGCAATGTACGTAGAAAGAGCGAAGTGCTTGTAGCAATGTCAACAATAACTGGCGATGCTGACGACGATACGGTTCTTGCCGATAGTTAATATAGGATACAGTAATGGCTGATAGAAAAATAACAGAGCTCGCTGCTCTTACAACACCTAACCAGGAGGATCTCGTTTACGTTGTAGATGATCCTTCTGGTACTCCGGTGTCTAAGAAAATTTCATTATATAATTTATTTGGTGCTGTGCCAGCCAATACTTCTATTAGCGGTACATTAACTGCATCAGGTAACACTACGCTTAGCGGTGCTAAGACAGTGGTCTCTCAAGGGCAAATAACACTATCTACTACTACTAGTGTAGGTAGTAATAATGCTACCACGGTACTAGGACGCGCTGATGGTCAAGGCTCAATCTTTTGGGATCAAAACTACTTGTATGTGGCGACATCTAATACTCAAGTGAAGAGGGTAGCACTCTCAGTATTCTCATAATAGCAATAATAATTGAGTTATATATTAATGTTTGATAATTTGACAGAGAAGAACTTTCCTCTTTTTGCCGCGAAGTTCTATGAAGATCCAAACTGTATTGATGTACTAGAATTTCAGCAAGATCTTGATAGAATAAAATATATTAAACGACTATTCAGAAGATACGAAGACGCAGGTGATTTAAAAGAACGCTTAATTTTAAATCACCTTGTAGTCCTATACAATGTCTTCGAACCTATCTCACTTACACGAATGCTTGCCTTAAAGCTCGGTAATCACCTGCATATCTTAAAACCTTTTCTTTCTTATCTTGGATACTGGCCTATTACTATCGATGGTATTAATGGGATAAATATAGACTGTAAGGGTGTACCTACAGACGAAAACGTAGCAAACGTGTTAAGGCTAATCTAATGGCATCACAAGCAGTTGATCTATATGTAATATACCAAATTATCAAAAGGATATCTATGCCTTTTGAGGATACTGATGCCTTTAAGCTTAGTCTTATTGATAAGGATGGAAAGCGTCTAAAGAAAGCAAAAACAAAAGAAGAAAAAGACGCAATGACATACTTTGATAGATTCGTCTTTAACATTAAAAGAGTAATGAATAAAGTCGGATTAGATACTAAGGTTGGATCCTATGCTGCTGCTCTATTCCTTTTAAAAGAGTCTCAAAGAGAAGGCAATCCGACTGAGTCTGAAATACTCGAAGGTATTCTTACAGAATTTGATTACCTCTGTGAGAATACAGATATATCATATAAAGAGTTATTCACTGAAGATGCTCCTGCTATGGCAACCGGCGCTGCTGTCGCTGGTACTGGAGATGATCCTGTACATTGGAGTAAACCAAAAGGAAGACCAAGAAAGAAAGGTAAGCCTATTGACGCTGTAGCATTTCTAAAAAGAATGAACAAAAAGTATATTAAATAGTCTTTTCCTCTCCTATATTCCCTCCTTATAAATAGTAAACCTTAGAATAGAAAAACGGTTTTTACTATGGCACAATGGATTAAAAATACCCAGTCGATGGGTCCAATTTCGAACAATGTTTTTGAAGTCGTTCAGATAGGCTCTGCTGACGGTCTTGTATCATCTAACTCCAATCCATTGCCTATCACAGGCACCACGATTAACCCATGGGGCAAGCAAGTATTGCTCGTTGATGATGATACCGTTCAGCACACGTCTAAGAACCGTAGAAAAGTCAGCACAAATGAAGTAACAGACTTTGCTACATACACTAACAGCAAAGACGGGGACATTTGGGACGAACTGTTCACTGGTACAGCAAATTCCATACATGATGTTTATCAAAGTATGGTCAGAATGGAAGTGGGCAGCGCAGCAGGTGACAGTGCGATCAGACAGACCAAACGTGTTCAACGCTACTTGCCTGGCAGACAAAGCGAAGTATCGATTGTGTTCCGTTGGTTCCCAGTAGCCATAGGTGTTCGCAGACGCATTGGACTGTTTGACGATTTGGACGGAATGTTTTTTGAGGATGGTGGCGACGGAGACTTTTATGTTGTTATACGCAGAAACACGGCAGAAGGCATAATAGAAAATCGTGTTGCTCGTGCAGACTGGAATATAGATAAACTAGATGGAACAGGACCAAGCGGCATAACAGCAATACCAGAAGCAATACAGAATATGAGCATAGAGTATGAATGGTACGGTGCTGGACAAGTTGAATTTAACTTCATTATCAACAACAACAAATATCCCATACATCAGTTCAATCACGCCAACGTAATAGATCATACTTGGGCTGCTAGTGCATCACTACCAGTAAGATGCGAACTAACCAATATATCAGGCACCACAGGTCCGCACTATTTTTGGCAAGGGTCGCACTCGTTTAGCACCGAAGGTACTACCACACTGTTGGGCAGACAGAAGGCTATTTCTAGTCCACTAACTGGCTACACGCTCTCATCAGCCAATCAGTTCTATCCTGTAGTTGCTATTAGATTAAAACAAAGCGCACTACGCTCAGTGGTCATACCAGACTTCTATGCTGGAGCAACGCTGGATAACACCAATGTGTTCGTCAGAGTGATTGAAGGTGCCAACGTTACTGGCGGTACTTGGGTCAGTTACAATTCAGAGAGTGCTGTGGAATACAACACAACAGGCACATCATATACTAACGGTACTACTCTAGATACAGTATTTGTAAACGGTACTAACCAAGGTACCGTGTTTAAACTACCAGAACGTGCTATCACACAGTTGGTGAGAAACACTACAACTACCCTGGGTGACACACCTAGTACATTTCTAATCGCCATTGCCACAACCAACGCCAACAAAGACGCTTGGGCATCGTTGGGCTGGATTGAAGTAAGATAGAGAGGAAGCATTTTGATGAATAGAGAAGCAGTATACGATCAATTAAAAATAGACGAAGGCGTGGAGTATGAAATCTATGAAGATCACCTCGGTTACCCCACCTTTGGAGTCGGTCACCTTATCCTCGAAAGTGACGAGGAATTCGGAAGGCCAGTTGGAACTTCAGTCTCTGAAGAAAGAGTCAGGGCGTGTTTTGAGCGAGACCTCGATACTTCAATCGGAGAGTGTGGAACTCTATACGGAGAAGGGACATTTGGAGACCTACCAGACGAAGTCCAGCAGATCCTGGTCAACATGATGTTCAACATGGGACGTCCTCGTCTTAGCGGATTCAAGAAATTCAACGCGGCCATCCTAGCAGGCGATTGGGTAGAGGCAGCTAAAGAAGGACGAGACAGTCGTTGGTACGATCAAGTAACTAATCGTGCTGAAAGATTAATGGTTAGATTAGAAACCCTCGGTTCAATAGGAAGGTAAAATGTTATCACCTGAGTTTCACAAACATGCATGCATTTCAAGACTGGCGTATAAAGATCTAGATAAAGAAGTACGCAAAGAATGGAAAGCTCTTGGCTTTACCTCTGTTAAGTTTATTGATATCGAAGGTGCACAAGCATACGTGCTGGGCAATAAAGATCGAATCACTGTAGCGTTCCGTGGCACCGAGCCAACTGAGAAGAGTGATATCTTTGCTGACCTAGAAGCAACTCATGAACGAGGCTTTCACGAAGGCTTCTATGAGGAGTACGAAAAGCTTGAGATTGCTGTTCATACAGAGCTCGCCAAGCTTCAGGGTCGTAAGAAGCGTCCGGTGTTTGTGACGGGTCATAGCTTAGGAGCTGCAATCGCCTCTATCTTCTGTTTTCATTATCCAGAAGCTGAAGCATTATATACTTATGGGTGTCCTCGTAACGCATCATGGTCCAAGTCTAAGGAACTAAAGGTTCCCCACTACCGCTGTGTCAATAATAACGATATAGTAACTGCAGTGCCTCCGGAGTTTATTGGCTTCAAACATCATGGAGAGTTGCATTATATCAACTTTTATGGTAATATAAGACAGATGACTTGGTGGCAGCGATTCAAAGATAAGATGCGCGGCCGTATTGCAGCATGGAAGAAGTTAGAATTCTTTGATGGCATCAGAGATCATTCTATGGATGAGTACTGCAAGTATCTCGAGGATAACGACTAATGTGGATTCTATTGGTTAGGGCAGCAATAACAGGAACATTTGGTTCTGCGTTTGGTAAATGGTTCCTATCCACTCGTATGGGAATGTGGTTTCAAAAGAAGCTAGATGCCTTTATGGAATACCTTGCAGTCAAGTACGATATACAGCTTGCAAAGAAAGAAGCTAAATGGCGTACGGATTATCCATTGTTATCTGAACGAATAGATAGATTAGAGGCTTGGTCCCATCCTCCTGTAGCTCCAGGTGGCGCTACTGAGTTGATGGATGAGATAGCAAAATTGAAGAAAGAAATCAATTTATTAAAACGAAAGAAATAAAAGGATCTCGATATGAAAAAAATACTATCAATGCTTACGTTCTTCGCGATAGGATTTGTTGCAGGTGGAGTCAACGGACAAACTTATACAGCAGAAGTAGCAGATATTATCAACAACAATTGTGTTGTATGTCACCGCGAAGGTGGTATTGGTCCAATGAGTTTTGAGACGTATGAACAAGTAAGACCTTGGGCACCGTTAATTGCACTCAAAGTAGCTAATCGTGAAATGCCTCCTTACGCATACGATCACGGCATTGGTATTCAAGATCTGCAAGGCGACTGGCGTTTAGCACAAGAAGAGATTGACGCTGTAGTAGCTTGGGTAAACGGTGGTTCACTATATGGTGATCCGGATACAATTGTACAAGCACCCCCTCTACGAGATCCAGAAGCATGGAACTTTGAAGCAGACTTTGGTGTACCAGACGCAATTATTCCTTCAGTAGCTATTGATATTCCCGCAAACGGAAATGATTTATGGCACAAGCACTTAGTACCTACAGGTCTAACTGAAGATCGTTGCATTAGAGCGGTACAAGTTAAGCCGCGAGGCGCAGCTAAGTCGGTGGTACACCACGCTAACTCAAGCATTCTTACTAAAGAAGGTCGTGAAGGCATGCTTACTGAGTACGCTATGGGAAAGTGGGGAGAGATTGTGCCAGAAGGAGTATGTCGCACAATCCCAGCCAACGCAGAAGTGTCGTGGGATATTCATATGTTCCCAGGTGGTCTTGGAGCAATGGCCCCAGGTTCTGTAATCAAAGACAATGTGGTAGAGATTGGTCTTTGGTTATACACAGAAGAGGAAAGCAAACAATTAAAATACAAACAAGATTTGAGTTTGTATCGCCTTGGCAATCAGGACGATTTAGTAGTCCCACCCAATGGATATGCAATGACGCAAGGCTTTCACAGTTTCGATCATCCTGTACGTTTAGATAGCTTTCAGCCACATGGACACTTGCGTATGAATGCAGCAAGTCTTGAAATCTTCTATCCACAAACAGGACGCACAGAACAAGTCAGTCAGATAAGCAAGTGGAGTGCAACATGGCATCATAGTCATTTGTATTCGCCTGATGCAGCTCCTTTGATTCCAGCTGGTGCAGTTATCATTCTCAAGCAATGGTACGACAACACAGCAGCTAATCCTAATAACCCAGATCCAGATATGTTTGTTATGGGTGGTTCA